GGCAGACAAACCTCGTAAATAAGCTTCTGCCGGCGGTCGGTACAAAGGTTTCATCTGTCTGGGCAGCATACGGTACTGCCCACCAGACTGAGTTGTCAACAAACATAACAGCAGGTGTTGACAAATTGATAGAGAATATAAACGAAGCGCCGATCGAACTCACTAAATAATTTTAATACGTTAGTACTAATGGTAGCCGTGAGCGGTTATGATCAGATACTATCGGGTGTACAATTTACCCCACCGACTCTGACAGGCACAGATTCAATTTCTTTACCGACATCCGATGTCGGCGTCAAGGGATACGAGTCTTTATTGCCCGCGGCCGCTCCCGCCGCGCCGACGGCAGTCAGCACATCTTCGTCGAGCGAGACGACAACGACTTGGGTATGGATATTACTGGGCGTTTTAGTACTTATTGGTGGTGTAGTGTTCGCGGCCACCCAGCGTTAGGAAGCCTCCTCGGCCGCCTCGGCATCCTCCTTTGGCGTGTACACCATACGGGCAACCTTGAGCGCGTGCGCCTTGGCAACCTTCTCTGAAACCTTATGCGCCTTGGTCGTCTCGACGGCCGCGTCAAACACGCTCTTGTATACGGCAGTCTGCTCGAAAAGCTCGTTAAGCTCGTCGCGCAGATTCTTAACAGACTGCTTTGCCTCAGTCTCGTTCTCGAGGAGCAGGTGGATCTTGGACGTCAGACCGGATGCCATTTTACATACCGACGACCCAAGTTTTTAAGTTGTGTCTGCGGCGCTAGACATGCCACGGTGGTACAGCCACCAAACAAAAGCAATGGCCGCCACCCACCCTCTCCGTGACTATGCGATGCAGCAGTTTGCGACCGTCTTCACAGCCGAGGCTCAGTACAAAAACGCCGAAAAGTCTGTCTTTACGTGGGCGGTCCAGCAAACCAAGCGGCTCGGCCAGGCACCTTCGTGGGAAAACCGTGATTTCCGCTGGCGGTACCGTCACCGCGTCCAGTCTGTCATGTTTAACTTGCGCAAAAGCCCGACTCTTCTGGACAGTATCGAACAGAAACAGGTCAAGGCGAAGGATCTCGGGTCTATGACACCGACCCAGTTTTGGCCCGAAGGTCCTATGGGCCAAATGGAATTCAAACTCAAGACGAAGGAACTCTCGATCGAGGCTGCCAAGGCGGAACTCGACGAGGACTACGAGGGCCAGTTCAAGTGCGGCAAGTGCAAATCCAAGAAGACGACGTATTACCAGCTCCAGACCCGAAGTGCCGACGAACCCATGACGTGCTATATCACGTGCGTGGCGTGCGGACACAGATGGAAAATGTAGAGTTTTGACCGCGGCGGTGTCTAAAGACGCGTGACTATGTTTCAAGTAAATATGGAGGTTTCTCTGACGCACCAGTGCGACTGTCGACCGGGTTTTATGTATAAGAACATGGCTCAGCACAAGAAAACAAAAATGCACCAGGCGTGGGAAACGTCCCTCGAAGTGAAGGATGTTCGGGGCCGGTCGAAACATTTCGAGAATGAGATCGAACGCCTGAAGCACACCATCGAACACAAAGAGGCTGTCGAGAAGATACTTTCGGCCCGAATTGTACAACTTGAGGAGAGTCTTAAAAACTTGAACTGCTTGTCCACAAATGGCCAAGTCCGACCTGCTTCTTGATTCGCTCGCGCGTTTTTTCGACGACCCGAGACACCTCGAACAGCTGTCTGATATTCTGACGCACCGAAAAGGGATTTCTCTCCGGAACCTCGAATGGTTCGTGACCAACTATTCCAAAAAGCAACACGTAACGTATCAAACCCCGGCCGGCCGGTCGTTCACGGTTCACGTTGCGTACAAATCGAGCCTGGATGGCTATTCTAAAAAATTGTTCGATCCGTTTTGTCGCACGGAACGGATTGAGTTTCAAGGGTTTACGACGACGTGCGCCCAATTGAACTTTCTGAGATGGTGTATCCAGAATGGTATCATTGAGTATATGCTCACTTCAAAAGTGAACACCGGCCATCTTCAATGTGAAGCGTCGCATATCCATAATAAAACAGATTCAGTGAAAAGTTTGCAGCAATCTGTGGCGCGTACGCATCAAGAAATTTAATATCGAGATGGGTCGTCTGTGCGTTCAGGGTTGAGAAATCGAGCGCACCACCTTGATTGTATTCGGCGGGACGCTCCGAAAAACAATACATGTACATGTTTTTGGTCGGGACAGAAAGTCTGTGATCGATCGACTGTTTGAATGTATAATAGAGTCCGCCCGGAAAATTAGAAAGAACGTTTTGGTTGTTCAGGTACAGAGTCGCATACTCGATCGTGTCTATGTAGTTGAGCTCGACGCCGTTAAAGAATGTGACGGGTGTCGCCGCCTGAATATACTGTGTCGTGTAGCCTAGTGCGTACCGCGACTCAAAGTACCGGGCATCATCTTCCTCGTATTGTTTGTTACGGACGAACCATACCATCATCGTGACTGGAAAATTGGCCGTGAGATTCAGACGGACCAGACCCTCTTTATAGTCCTGGGTCGCTTCTTTCCAAACGCGCGGTACTTTATATGTGAATGGCCTCGATCGAAAATACATACGTTCTTCGGGTGACAGAGTAACCTCCTCGATGAGAAGACGCGGTTGAATAATTTCTATAGGTGTCGCCGAGTTTGTAATCCACTTTTGGGTATTGAATGTGAACCGGACCGAAATGGTCGAAAGAGTCACGGCACACAGAGGAAAGAATGGCCGGGTACGTTTTTCGCCGTGCGTATACCGGTGACAGAAGAAGAATTCGAGCGGGATGACGAGACCAAGTTGACCAGCCGCGACGACATTTGTGCCTTCGGGTGTTCCGCCACTGATCGCCTCGTACATTCCGAGTTTTTCATCAGCGTCCAGAAACAGTTGATCACGAATGACGTACCAATCATCCGTGATTGATTCATATGCTATACCGTCGACGAGGAATTCAACTTTGTCGATGAGTGCCCGGCCGACGAGTTCCGTGTACGTGCCGGCCGGCAAAGCACACTGGAGATACATATTTGTAAGGAGGTCGCCGCCTTCGCGCGGAAAAATATCAACCTGAACTGTATTGCCGAGATAGCCACCGACGTTAGACAACGGAAGAGAAACTCGCTGTGTCAGCGAAAACGCCGTGTGTTGTTTTAGGCTTCCGGGAATCCAATTGGACTGACCGCCGAACATGTATGGTTCTTGGGCACCTATGGCTGCCATGGCTGTGAGCGCACCCGTACCGGCGCCGCGATCAACAACCGTGTGGAATACGTGACGCCCTTCACTCGTCGCGACATTCGAACCGAGCTCTCGCACACGGCCTTCTGTTCCTATAATTTTAGACGAATCGTAAAGTCGCGGATCGTAGTACGAAAAACTCGGCGCACCCGTAATGTTCGAGACGGCGACCAAATTACTTTCGACCGGCGGCGCGAGCGTCATACGTAACATGGAACTCGGACGAATGTCAGGGTTTGGTGCATCAGCCACGACAGTCGCCACAGATACGAATGGGTACGAAACTGCGGGCGGACCCGGACTTATGAGCGCGTCCGAATATACATTTGCGGTGTATTCCGTCACTGTGACATTACCGTACACGCCGGTAAGACCCTGGACGGACCAACCCGGTACGATATTCAGACCGGGTGTCGCCTCGGTCAGATATACATTAAATCTACCGACCGTAGGGTCGAACGCCGGTGTGTAAAACCCCATCATGGACGTTGTCGTCGGTGGGTACACGACGGGCCGAGACCCGCCATCAAGTTGATTGAGCATGTCGTTCTTGTACGCCTGGGTAGCCAGTTCGCGCGTCGCGTCGTCGCGCCCAACCTGGTACGCGGCTCTGAATTTTTTGTACACCGGCAGAAGGTATTTGAACGGAGGGGGAGTATCGCCCACCGTGAGAAGAAGTGCGACCCGGCGTGAAAATTCAGAAACGAGTAGATCGAGGACAGGCTGGACTGGCGTACCTTCAAGTACGGCTTGCTGAACGGCCGCGACATCTATGTACTTGGCAATCATGGGCATGTACCCAATCATCTGAATCGTCTGATCCATCGGATCGATCGTCTTTTGGAACCGACGAAGTTCGGCCAGGACATCATTTAAAGAGATGGGTTCGTGGAGAGGCGGAATGAGATCATCGATCCGGGTGACCAAGGCGGCAAGCGCGGCCGTAAAAGCCGCCAGAGTCTCGAGTGTCTGGAGCGCCCGGACTTGTACATTCGCTTCTTGGGGAACCGGCTCTTTGAACTGCGTTTTCATTAACGCAAGGTAGTCCGCGTCGGATATATCCGGCGGACGAGCCTGTCGCGGAACATTATACGCCAAGTTTCTCAGTTGTAACAGCGAAAGCACCATTCTCTACAGGTTATTCAGATTTTGTTTCCATAGTTCGGGCACACTGGTCGCCGCGAGCGTATCACGTTCGGCCGTCTTCTGCTGACAGGCCGCGACGAGTTTCTGAACTTCTTCGCGCGAATATTGAACCGTGCGAATGTCGAGCAGCTTCGGCCACGTGTCCTCCGCAAACTTGAATGACCGGAGCTGATCGTCAATCTGGGCCCGAGGGACATTAAACACCTTCAGGCGCTGGCCGATCACATTGTCGATGAATCGCGCCTTTTCGGAAAGCCATTCTATTTCGGACCCGAGACACTTGAGCATGTAGGCGCGCCGTCGAGCGTAGACGCGCGTACGGATTTCGAGATAATCAACCAGAATCTCTTCCGGCGAATTGTATTTTTTGATCGCACCGGTCGGACCGACGAGATAC